TACTACATCTTCTTATGTATTAGGTTTTACAGTAGACACTGAAAATCCATATTTCTTTCATGTAAATATTGATGGTATCACTCAAAACCCTGCAGATGCTTATACGATTACGGAAAGTAGTAATACAATTGTATTCTCTGAAGTGCCTCCCACTGATTCTGTAATTTCTATAATTCATCACTCTTTTACAGAAATTACGAATGATCTTTCTGTGGCAGGAGATGTTTTTGTTACTGATAAGATTACACATACTGGAGATGAAAATACATCTTTAAGATTTCCTGCTGATGATACAGTTGCAATTGAAACTGATGGAGTCGAAAGATTAAGAGTCAACTCTACTGGTGAAATTGGTATTGGTAAGACTGCTACTACAGGAGTTGAATTAGATGTTAATGGTAATATCGTAGCAAGTGGAACCGTAATTGGTGCAACACCTACCGAAAATACACATTTAACTACAAAGTCTTATGTTGATACGGCTGTTGCAGGAATAGTTGATTCGGCGCCTGAAGCACTGAATACACTAAATGAAATAGCTGAAGCATTGAATGATTCTCCTGGGCAGATTGATAACATATTAACTGCAGTAGGAGAAAGATTAGTCATAGCAAATAATCTATCAGATTTAAATAATGCTGCTACCGCAAGAACTAATTTAGGATTAGGTAATGTTGATGATACAACTGATGCGGGTAAACCAGTTTCAAGCGCGCAACAAACTGCATTAAATTTAAAAGCAGATAAAGAATCTCCAACTTTTACTGGAAATATACTATTAGAAAATTCAACTAATACTAATAAAACATTAATTAAACAGAAATCTTACGGAGTAAATGGTTCGTTTCAACTCCAAAGAGGAACTTCATCTGATGAAAGCCTAAGTACTTTTTGGGAGGGCTCGAGTGCTGAAAATCTTGTTATTCGACAATATTTTGAAGGAAACCAAGAGGGTCAAATAAAATTCTTAGGAGATACTCCTAATGGATCAAACACTCTAAGACTAGATGCTAAAAATATAGATGTCGGTTTTAGTAATACTGACTTGACAAAAATATTTAGCAATACTAACATTGTTTCTAATAAAAAGTTAGTGTTTACTGACACTCGCACTAATGATCACGGACTACAGTTTAATCATTCTGGAGCTTCTGAATTAGTGCAGATGGGAATGTATGGTTCTTATGGTGATTCTAATATTGGTGAATTTAAAATAACACATAAAATTGGAGCTTCTGCAAATACAGATGTATTGAGTATAGCGCCTGAAGCAGCCAAAGTTACGATACACAAGCAGCTTAATATTAAAAATATACTCGTCTTTGCTGATAATACAGCCGCGAATGCTGGAGGATTGCTAGATGGCGATGTTTATAGAACATCAACTGGAGAGTTGAGGATATTTTACTCGTAATCTTAGTAAATCAAATTCAAGACAAATACCAATCTTATAAATAATTATTATGTCAGAAACATTTTCAAAAATAATTTTAACAAAAAGTGGTGTCTCACAGGCTCAGCCAGCGGCTGCAGATTTAGATTATGGTGAACTTGCTATTAATTATAGTGATGGAAGACTTTTCTTTAAGGATAGTGATAACACAATCACTACGATAGCATCGAGTCAAGAGTTATCTAGCCTCAATTCACACAAGAATAATATAAATAATCCTCATAATGTTACGGCGGCTCAATTGGGATTACAAAACTTTGTAGACTTATCGCCTAGCACTTTGGAAACATCACAAACTACATTACTAGCTTTGGCTGAAAAAGCAGATCAAAGCGAGACTTATACTAAAGCCGAAGTTGATGCAAATATTTCCAGTGGAATTACTGATAAGATAACACTTGATAATCTAAGTGTTGGGCCAACCGAACAACCTAATGGTAATGGTGCATTATCTTATGATCCACTGAATGGTGAATTCACATATACTCCGCCTGCCCTTGATACCGAGTTCTTTCGTGAAAGTATAAGTGTTGGAGCAACCGCGGCTCCAAATGGTGGTGGTGGTCTTACATATAATAATAGTAATGGTGAATTCACATACACTCCGCCGGGAGTTAGCGATCTGACATCCATATCTGTTGCATCCCAAGCCAGTCCTTTAGGTAATGGTGGGATTGCATTTAATAGTTCTAATGGTGAATTAACATATACTCCACCCGTTATAAACAGCTTAACCAATCTAGGAGACGTAGATTTCGGTAGCAACAAGATTTTGTATTCTAATCATTATGCTACTACAAACGATCTACCAAGTGCTTCTACATATCATGGTATGTTTGCCCACGTTCATTCAACGGGTAAAGGATATTTTGCACACGCAGGTAATTGGGTAGAACTTGCAAATTATTCTGATATTCCAAATGGACTTAATGGTCTTGGCGAAGTCATTAATGAAGATAGATTCATTGTATCGACTGGTACTGGAGCATTTGAATATCAATCAGGTACTACTGTGAGAGATAGTCTCGGATTAGGTGTGGATGATACTCCAGAATTTGATGGAATTGATTTGGATGGTGGTGACTTAGTCTTAGATATTGTAGGTAATACTAAGATAACTACTTCAGGTCCTCCTAATCAGATTGATTTTGAGTTTGATGATGGTCTGAATACTAATACAAGTGAGTCTAAATTACAGATATCATATGATGTGGTAAATGGTAATGGGGCAATTGCTCCAACCACAAATGATGATATTGATTTGGGTTCTAGTAGTAGTAAATTTAGAACTTTACATGCCGACTCTATAGAGTTATCTGATCTGATTGTAACTGGTGGTACTTTAGGTTTTTACGGCACTGCCGGACAAAATCAACCCGATACCAACAGCGGGAGTGCAACACACGTTTCTGACACAAGTAACTCGGCTGCTCGAGTAAATATAAATGATACATTTGATGGATATACATTATCACAAGTTGTTAGGGCTCTAAGAGATTTAGGTTTATTGGCTTAATATAATCTTATAAATAGTTATATGGCTTCATATAAAAATTTATTCATCGATCAAGGATCGGATTTTAATGTCACTATTGATCTTGATCCAATAGTTGGTTCATTAGTTTTGACCAATTATTTGGGAGTAGGACAGATCAGAAAAACATACAATTCAATTACAAAGACTGATTTTACGATCACACTTGATACGATTAATAAAAAGTTAGTCTGTAATCTCGACTCGACTAAAACAGCCGCATTGAAGCAAGGGAGATATCTTTATGATATTGAAATACATTCACCCGATTCTCCTTCAATCATCACAAGAGTGATTGAAGGACAAGTAGAAGTCACGCCTCGTGTGACAATTGTAACATAATATAACTAGAGATATGGCTAAACCAAATTCAAGACAAGATTTAATTGACTATTGCATGCGCTCCTTGGGTGCACCAGTGATCGAAATCAATGTGGATGAAGATCAAGTTTCTGATCGTATAGATGAGGCAATTCAATTTTATCAAGAATACCATTCAGATGCCGTTGTCAGAACTTATCTCAAACATAAGATTACGCAGGATGATATAGATAATCGATATATCACTCTACCAGATGAGTTGCTTTTTGTGAATAGAATTTTTCCTATTGATGGTGGAACAACTGGTACAGGAATGTTCTCAGTAGACTATCAGATTCATCTTAATGATATATTTGATCTGAATAATGTCGCTGGAGGATTGTTAAACTACGAGATGACTCAGCAGTATCTTTCATTAATCGACCGACAGATTAGTGGTATGCAACACATCTCGACATTTACAAGACATGCTAATAGATTGGCAATTGAAATTGATTGGGCTGCTAATCTTTCTGTTGATACATATATTATTGTTGAGGGTTATCAATCACTCAATCCAGAAACATATACAGAGGTTTATAATGATAGATTCCTCAAAAAATATACCACTGCTCTTATTAAAAGACAATGGGGACTGAATCTAATTAAATTTGAAGGTATGCAACTTCCGGGCGGAGTTACTTTAAATGGTCGCCAAATTTATGACGATGCTGTACAAGATATTGAAAAGATTGAAGAACAGATGCAACTTACCTACGAGATGCCTCCTCACTTCTTTGTTGGGTAATATATTATGCCAAGAAATCAATATTTCAGTTTGGGCACAACGTCTGAGAAGAGCCTCTATGAAGATATAGTCATAGAAGGTCTTCGCATATACGGTCATGATGTCTATTATCTTCCAAGGACAATCATCAATAAAGATGGTGTTTTCAATGAAGCTGCTTTAAATGAATTTGGTGAAGCCTTCCAAGTTGAAATGTATGTTGAAAATATTGACGGTTTCGAAGGAGAAGGAGACATACTTTCTAAGTTTGGTTTAGAAATGAGAGATCAAATGAAACTTGTTGTTTCCAATCGTAGATGGGAGCAGCTCGTGGGAAGATTTCAACCTAATGCTGAAGCTAGACCTCAAGAAGGTGATCTAATCTACTTTCCACTCGTAAAAGGATTATTTGAAATTCGTTATGTTGAAGAGGAAACACCATTCTATCAGTTACAAAATATTCCAACATTCAAATTGAGTTGTGAATTATTTGAATATAGTAATGAAGCAATTGATACTGGAGTTGAAGAGATTGATGTATTTGAAACTAAATTTGCAAGTAGGACTACTCTTACATTAGGAACAGGAACAGGAACATTTGCCACAGGAGAAGATGTCACACAAACAGTTTCTTCTCTAACCATAAGTGGAGAAGTCGCTGAACTAAGAACTAATGAAATTGATTTAGTTGGTATTACATCAAGTGATGGTACTAATGTATCCTTTAGTGTAACAGGAGGCTCTAATGGTGATCTAGTAGGTTCGACAAGTGGCGCGTCTTATGCAATTCTATCACGAGATTCTGACTTTAAAAATATAGATGACATTGATCCATTTGCAGATAATGAAGAAATAGAATCCTTTGTAAGAGAAGGTAACTTCATAGATTTTAGTGAAACAAATCCATTTGGAATACCAGACACAACATTATAATGCTTACAGGAACACACTTTTATAATCAGACACTTAAGAAATCTGTTTCAGTTTTTGGAACGATCTTCAATAATATTCGTATAGTTAAACATGGCGGAGTTGAGGAAAGAGTACCAATTTCATATGGACCGAGACAAAAGTTTTTGGCTAGACTTGAGCAGTCAAGTAGTAGAGATGAGCATATTGCAATAAAGGTGCCCAGAATGAGTTTTGAGATTACTGATCTATCTTATGATTCTTCAATCAGTCTTAATAAGATGAATAAGACATATCATTCATCTTCTGATTCATTTATTTCTAGAGATTCTCTAAGTCAAAGTGTGCCATATACTTTGTCTATTGAATTAAATATAATTTCGAAGACTCAAGATGAGGCTCTTCAGATAGTTGAACAGATTTTACCTACATTTACACCAGAATATACTGTAGGAATTACTAATATGAATGGGCCTGATAAAACGGTCGATGTTCCTATTATATTAAATAGTGTTTCTATTCCTAACGAATATGAAGGTGATTTTGAATCCAGAGGTACTATAATTTATACATTAAGTTTTACAATGAAAGTAAGATTCATTGGACCAATTGCACCGAAGGCTATCATACGAGATGTTTCGACAAACTTATTTGGTGACATAAAAGAAGATGGTGAACAGACTCCTATTGGTCGAGTAAAAACTGAACTGGGTTCATCTAGTGATACTCCTTTTGATTTTACAACAATTACAACATTTGGCTTTGATGATGATTCTCCGTAATGAAAACACAAAAAGATATTTTAGCTGCACTTGAAACAAACCTTCCACAACAACTAAAAAAGATAAAAACTGAGGTAGCTCAGACAGAAATCGTCGTTGATACTGAGGAAGATTATATTTATTCAAGAGAAAAGATTAAAGAATTAATCGAAAAGGCAGAAGAAGCTATCGATACTATGATGGCTCTTGCAAGTGAGACTGAACATCCTAGAGCCTTCGAAGTGCTTTCTGGAATGTTTAAGACTACTACTGATATGATGGATCAACTTATAACTTTACAAAAGAAGAGAAAAGAATTAACACAATCAGAAGAACAAAAAGCCATCGCTTCTGGTAGTACTACAAATAATGCAATCTTTGTTGGTTCTACAACTGAACTACAAAAGTTTTTGAGTAAGAATAATAATGCTGATTAATGGTGAAAAAGGTTACCTCGGCAATAATTTAGTTAAGCGCGATGGTGTAAAAGATAGCTTCACAAAAGAGGAAGTTGGGGAATATGTAAAGTGCATGAAAGACCCAATATACTTTGCAGAGAAGTATATTAAGGTCATCTCACTTGATGATGGACTGGTTGAATTTAAACCTTATGATTATCAAGAAAGAATGTTTAATCATTTTAATGATAATAGATTCTCCATTGTTCTTGCTTGCCGCCAATCAGGCAAATCTATAAGTACAGTAATTTATATTCTATGGTATGCAGTATTTCATCCAGAAAAGACTATTGCTATTCTAGCCAATAAAGGTGCCACTGCAAGAGAGATGTTATCTCGTGTCACACTTGCCCTTGAGAATCTTCCATTCTTTCTTCAGCCAGGATGTAAGGCATTAAATAAAGGTAATATAACATTTGCAAATAATACAAAGATTATTGCAGCTGCTACATCTGGTTCTTCTATTCGTGGTCTATCTGTTAATCTTCTATTCCTTGATGAGTTTGCTTTCGTTGAAAATGCGGCAGAGTTCTATACATCAACATATCCTGTTGTTTCAGCAGGTAAAGAAACAAAGGTTATTATCACATCAACCGCTAATGGTGTGGGAAATGTATTTCATCGAATATACGAAGGTGCTATTCAAAATAGAAATGAATTCAAAGCATTCAGAGTTGATTGGTGGGATGTGCCTGGTCGAGATGAGAAATGGAAAAAGCAGACCATAGCAAATACATCGGAGATTCAATTCGAACAAGAGTTTGGAAATAACTTTCATGGTCGATCCAATACTCTTA